TTAATCAGTCGTTCAATGTACCAGCGACACTTGCGTAGATCCTCAACTGGCTTACCTTTGTAATCGTACCGCCAAAGATACTTCAGTGCGTTGCCTTTCAAGTAACCACGAAACTCATGCTCAGGCATAGATGCCTTGATAGCTTCGATGGCTTCTACTGCACCTTTGTTGTAGTGATCAGGCTTCTCTACAGGATCAGCTTTTTTCCTGATAGATAAGCTGTTAAGTGCTGCTATTGTATCCCACTCTTCAGGACTTGCGTTGTCAATACTCATCCGTACTTCCTCTTGAGGTAGTGCAGACTAACAGGTAACTCGTCAAAGGAACCGTTGTTTACTTCGTTGAGCATCCAAACACCTGACCAGCTACCGTTAGTTTGAGGGTTTAAGTAGTCTTCACTGTGGTTGTAGAAGATACCAGCAAACAATCCAGTGATGTTACTACCGTCTGCTTTACGTGCGTAAGCTATGTCACGGTCTTGCACGTGTCCCATAATGCACGACATGAACTTCTTTTGCAACATAAGTTTTGCACACGTGACGGGTCTACCCATGACACCACTGGTGAAGTAGTGACAGTAGGCGATGCCGTCGATGACGGTTGGTTGCAAGAAAGGTACAACTTCCCATCCAAGCTTTTCCAACTTAAAGTCGTCATAGCTCATCAGTCCTTCTAGTTTAGCGTCAGCTTCAACAGCTCTTTCAATACGCTGCTCATGGTTGCCTAACAAGAATACCATACGAGGGTTCCATGTCTTCTTCTTGTTACTACGAAGACGCTTCTTCTCTGCCTTGATAGGTGCTAGGAATAGATCCATAGCGTCCAGACCTGCTTTAATATCCTGCGTGTAGCGTCGTCCTTCAAAGGACTTTTTACCAACGTCATAGCTACTGAGACTTGGCATGTCCCAGTGATCCCCCAGATGAATGATAACGTCAGGCTTTGTTGCTGCAGCATATCGACCAGCCCAGTACAGATGGTCAGCACTGTTACCGGGTTTTACTTGCGTGTCAGGTATTACTAAGTGTCTAGTCATTGCTTTTTACTCCATCCGACAGGGCAGGTTTCAGGCGTGTACCATGTGAATCCTTGCTTGTCTGCCCACTCTTGCATGGTGTATCTTGTCCCGTCACTTCTACGTCTTGCTCCGGGCATGGCTGTTCTTGGGTTTTGGAAGACAAAGACAAGTTCCTCCTTCTCGCCAAGGCATCTGCTAATATCAACATATTTCTTCGCTTCCGCTCTATCACGAAACCTCCCTTTAGCTTCAATATATATAGTAGAATGTATACTGTAATATACAAAGTCAGGCTCGTAAGTCTTGACTTGAGTATACGTTAGCTTGTTGACATGGTACTCACACCGTTTAAACTTCTGGTGAAGATCATACTCGAACCAACTATCGTAGCCCTTGGGTATGTTACGTCTCGTTCTCTTCACTTGGTCTTTCCCATATCTGATTAGGTTCACGACGTAGCCAGAGCAGCCTAGCGTTCTCAATGACACGCTCTTCAGACTCTAGTAACTCAACACACTTGTTGAACATCTCTATCTCTGACAGCCCTTCAAGAAGCTTCTGAGACTTTTTATCGCCTATACCATACACACCGACAATGTTATCAGCTTTGTCACCCATGATGATTTGACGATAGAAGAACAACAGACCTTCCTCTGGGTTAACAGAAGTTAGTTCACGTTTGTTGAAGTTGTAATGTCTGCACGGTACTTGTTGAAAGTCCTTGTCGAGACTGACGATGATGCTGTCAGGGGTGGCGGTAGCGTCGATAGCAATCAAGTCATCAGCTTCCTCACCGTCTGACACAACAGCATTCCAATCATCTATCAGATACTGACGTATGGCTTCCAAATGTACAGGCTTTTCTTTGTCCTTACGATTACCCTTGTAAGGCGCAGTCACAGCTACATCATTACGGAAGTTACCTTTGCCTGTCAGGTAAACACGGTACTCTGGCTCGTCATCTATCTGTGTGTATAGATCACTGATCAGATCAGATAAGAAACTGCCCGTAGTATAACAGGCAGTCTTAACTGACTCATCGTCGCACTTGAATGCACAACGATAAGCTACGATGTCACCATCAACAAGGATCACAACGCTTCCGCTTCAGAGACGGCGTTATCAGTGTACTCGATCAACTCCGTAACCTTCATCTTGATCATCGATGGTGAACGACCTGTACCAACAGACCAATCGTAGTAGCCTACCACTGCCACTGCTTGTGATCCGTTAGCGATGAGAACATCTTCAGGTATCTCTACACCGTTCTCGTCTGTCAACCGCATTGGGTTCTTAGACTTCATGGTAATAAAGAACTCTCGTTCATCACCTTTGTTGCTAGGCGCAATACCCATCTCTTCAATGGCTTCGATAGCTTTCTCGCTAAGGTTGCCAAGCTGCACTTGGTACTTGTTACTGTACTTGTTGAGCTTGTTGCGCTCGCACCAGTAAACAGTTCCGCGAACAGTAATGGGTGGTAGTTTGTTAGCTGTCATAGATTTCTCCTAGTGAGTTTCAGCCCAGTTGTTGCCTACACGATACTCGCCGTCTAATGGACACCGTAGGCCAAGCGTCTCTCCGGCGATTCTGATTGAGCGCACACCGATACGTCCGACTGTATCTGCATAGTGCGCTGGTGTTTCTATCTGCCACTCGTCATGTACGTTGGCTACAAATTTGTGTGGAATGTTGCGTAGTTTATCTGCTAAGTGTACCACCGCTTGTTTCATAACGCAAGCCCCTGCACCCTGTAAAAGTGTATTTAATGCGGCGTGTTGGGATCTGACTCTGAGTTTTCGTCCATCGAGGCCAACAAGTACGCCTGACTGAGCCTGTCTATCAATTCTTCCTCTAAGTTCTTCAAGAGCAGGCGTGTTGTGTAGAAATCTCTCTTTAAGCCTTCTTCCAGTGCCGCTATTTCCTCCAACGATAGCTCCGATTTTAGCATCTCCGGCCCCATACAGAAACGCATATATGAATGTCTTTGCAAGAGGTCGTGTCTCAAGTCCCGCAGCCCGTTGATTAGCTGTATGAATATCGCCATTGAGGATTTCATTTGTATAGTCTTCGTCGTCCATGTAGTGAGCCAACATGCGTAGCTCTAATCCGCTGGCATCAATACCAACAAGTACGTTACCTTCGTCAACAGTCCAGCATGATCGACACTCAGTTCCAAACGGCGCAGACACTGCAGGAACTTGAGCCATGTTAGGCGACTGGTGTGTCATACGTCCCGTCACAGCACCGTTGGTGATGACCCTGCCATGCACCCTGCCGTCGTCCTTGACTGCCTTCAACCAGCTATCAATCTGTGCGACACGTTTCTGCAACATCATGTACCGTGCAACAGCCTTAGCTTCTGGTCTGTCGATGTCTTCGAGAACCTTCTCGTCCACGATGATGTTACCTTTTTCAGTCTTCTTGTCGAACTTAACACCAAGACCTTGCAGGCGCTCTGCTATCTGCTTGCGTGATCCGGGATTGAACACTGTGACTTTGTCTTTTAGTTGTTTTCCTGTCTTCTCAGACCATCGCTCTTCAACGATAGGCGGGAATATATCCTGTAGTTCTGCTTCGATGTTGTTCATCTCAAACATGAGATCCATCATCAACTTCTCAGCATACGGTACGTCAAGCTTGAAACCATTGCGTTCCTGCTCAGTCGTTATCCAGCCTACTAGATGCTCCAGATCAATTGACTGCCGAGAGAAACCTTCTTTGTCTAGTTGCAACTCCAACCACTTATGCACACGCTCAGTTAGTTCAACGTCAGCTATGCAGTACTCGACCATCTCTTCAGTAAAGCCTGCATCGAAGTCCTCGAATGCAATCTTTCCAGTTCCTCCAAGAATTGCGCCCCAGTTTCGCAGGGAATGTCCGCCTTCTTGACTGGGGTTGTAGAGTCGTGAGAGGTAGAGTGTGTCCACAACGCTATGCCTAGGGATGCGTACACCCCAAACACTATCAAGAACGTGACAGTCAAATCCGATGAGATTATGCCCCACAATTTTTTCAGCATCATTCAACACCTTCTGCAAAGTACTGGCTGTAGTGTGGACTTGTATATCGTTCTTCACCTTCGTAACTGCACACCAGATCGTTGAGTGATCTAAAGTAGTTTCGATATCCAAGTAACAGATACTCATAGTACGCCTCGTTTAAATCGTTTTGTTCAGGGTTGTGGTTAAACTTCTGATAAGTCTCCATCAACTGTTCCTGCTCTAATATCCAGCTCCCAATCTTGCTCATAATATATCATCTCCTCTATGTCTGCGAGTGTTCGTAGATCATCGCGGTCGATTACATCACCGTCATCTAGACTAACAGCAAAGCATCTGTTGCACAAATCTACAAACTCTTTGCTGATAGCGTACCGTCTTGTTGCTTCGTAGTCTGTTAGCTCTACGTCACACGCTATACATCTCACAACATCAAATCCTCTAACTGGTTTATTCTAAGATTGTAACAGTTAGCTCTGACAATGAATCCATTATCACCGTCCTGTTCTCCCTTCTTCAAGAACCTAGCATCCTCAAAATACTTGTCTTTGTCAAGCCATCCAAGAACGTACAGATCACCTTGTCGTATATAACGAGTAAACAGATACTTATCACACTGCTGATGCAACGATGTTTCTGCAATGCTGCAATCGTAATAGTCCTTCGGCGGAACCGTTGTCTCTTTTGTCTTAACATCAATGGTGATACCGTCCCATGTCAGGTCATAGTCCTTACAAGGTGTTCGTTCACAGTCTAAGTAATCAGCCAACATAATCTCTGCCAAGAAACCAACGGTATTACCTGCTCCTTTACGAATGCTGTTACGTATCGCTCCCATCTCAGCAGACTCAGCCAATGCTTTCTCTTTTTGTTCATTGGTAGGTGTTAAAGTAATCATTCATCCTCCGGTTCTGCTAAAACTATACGAACATCTTTATACATATAAGGATCAATACCTATAGTAGCGGCTTCACACCGGCGGTAACTCCCTTTAAGAATAACTTGAGGTATAAAAACACCATCACACGCATACATATCACCAATTAAAGTATATTCAAGATCACTCATAGCGGTTTCTCCTCACGTTCATCTCGTTGTATCAATCTACCTGTTGCTTCATTGTAGAATACTTCACACGCCTTGCCAGTCTTTCCGGTGTACCTGTTCTTCAACACCCGCAGCACGGTCGTGTTTCTAACAATGGGATCATCACTCTGACTGTTACGTTCAGCACCGATGACCGCATCAGAGAGCTGTGCAATCGACGCAGAGCCACGTAACATACCAAGGCTAGTGACAGCACCGTCCTCCAGTTGCTTCCCTTCAGGGCGTCTCAGGTGGCTCACAAGGAACATACAAATACCCATCTCCTGCACGAACGTCCTCAGCTTAGTCATGATCATGTCAAGTGCGCGGCGCTCGTCCCCGTTACTTTGATCGGACACCAGTATTGAGACGTGATCGAGTACGATATAACGTACGCCTAGTACCTTAACGAAGTATCTCATACGGCCCAGTACGTTTTCTATCTCGTTACTGCCGAAGTGTTCCCAGAGATAGACACGGTTCTCATAGTCCATCGTATCGTACACTAGATCAATGTCGGTGTCGTCATACTCACAGTCTGGTAGGTGGATAGGTTTGTTCAGCTCAAGACCTACCAGTCCTCGCATGGTACGCTCAGGTGTCTCCTCAAGAAACATCAAGCCAAGGTTATCTTCTGACTGCGCCATGATAGAACTGACTATCTCACGAAGAAGCGTAGACTTACCCAGTCCAGAGCCTGCACAAATAGTAACCAGCTCAGACGTGCGTATGCCGTACAGGTGTTTGTTCAGCCCCTCGAACGGGTACTGTACCTTCGCCTTGGTCAGTGGCTTCTTGATCAGATCACGTAGCTCACCAGCACCAACGATCCCTTCAGGTGTGTAGGGTTGAGCAGACCAGAATGCTTTGGTGTACGCATCAGCTTGATTGTTAACAAGGTAATCACACGCATCTTTGTAGCCGTTGACGTGCTTAACAATCCTTGCCTTGTTACCGAACAGATCAGCACATTCCTTTGACGCTCTCTGTCCCGGCTCGTCAGCATCGAAACAAATAACAATGTTCTCGAAGCTGTTCAGCCAATCATAAAAAAGGCGACAGTCCTTTGCCGCCGACGTTGCACCGTTACGGACACTGACAACGGGATACATACTACCTGTCATTTGATGAGCTGCTAACGCATCGTACTCACCTTCAACGATAGTCACATACTTACCACCTTCAGGAAACAAGTGCTGTCCATACAAGCCTGCTTGCTTCCAGTCACCAATGATACTGAACCGCTTGTCAGGGTTGCGTACCTTGGCAGCTATGGGTTTTGTTGGATCATCAGGGTTGTAATAACCAAAGGTTGTAACGTCACCCTGCTTGAGTGCTGCGTACTTCTTCGCCGTCGATCCTGTAATTAAACGGTCAGTTATTGAACGGTACTCCGCTGTGATTAACCGATGTTCTGTCTGGCTAAATGATGGCTTCGGCGCATCGCTGATAGAACCTAGCTCTCGCACGTTGTCAACCTTCGCCGCTGGTGTGTACGTATCACAGACAAAACACTTACTTGAACCGTCATCGTTGTACGCTAACCCGTCACTGCTGTCACAGTCAGGACATGGTTTATGTGTTTCAGTGAATGGCATCTTAGTCTCCACAATATCCGCTTGAACATCCTTCTTGAGTTATGTCTTTCTTCCTGTTGTTACGCTTAGACCAAGCATAAGCCTCGTCAATGTTCTTAGCTCCCATTTTATCTTTGGGTCTAAACCACGCCGCACCAAGTTCGTTTTCAAGTATACGTACCTTCTGTATAGACTGCTCGTCAAGCTCCGATACGGTTTGTTTGTTAGCAAAGATACAAGGAAAACATTCTCTACTTCGATAAGGCAACACCTCAAACCCCGCGTTGTAAACAAGGGCGTTACGCATATCCTCAGTGTGTCTGACAAGAGGTGCCCATAGAAGACGACCACCATGTACTACGGAGTCCTCAGTCCATTCAGGAAACTGAGATCTTGCACGGCTCTCTTCACGTCGAACACCTACCATCACGCAAGCTTCCTTCTCAGGATCAAGCTCGTCCATCAATTCTACTGATGGTTGTATCTTTAACTGTTGTGTACAGAATTGTCTACCGAACATAGGAAAGGTTTGTTTTTCTCTACAAAGTTTCTCCATGCCTTTTGATTCGGTACGGTAAAAATGAAAACCTTCAGCAACACACAGTCCCTCTATCCAACTTATCCTTTCCTCCCAATCAGGATGCGCCCAACCAGTGTCGTTGTACACAACAGCTACGTTGTCAATAC